CCTCCGCAGTGCAGTTGGAATTGGCATTAGTCAGGGCCATACCAGACCCTGAAATAGTCACTTGTGACGACCTACGCGCCGAACCTGAATGATGACCGTCTGCCAAAGCGTTGTCTGTAAAGTACGTACTAGAATCATACTTACCCTCACCCCTATTCACCATGATGGCACGTTGGACGTTGCCGGAGTAGGTGTTATTAAAAACATACTTATACCGAACACCGCCCCGACGTGCAACATAACATGGCGATAAATAGGTTAGGGCATTCATACGATTATATGAATACGTTGCCGCTGATGTCGTTCTATCAATACCTCCAGTCAGAAAGCCTCGAGTCATGGGAAAATCAGGAAAATTCCACTTCATGAGCCTAAAATCATTACCCCCTGCCGCACTCCGATTTTCACCCCGCACAAGCCAATAGCGCTTAAGAAGGGAGCGGATACTCAAAACCGACTCACCCCCATACACATGGGAAAGCTTGTCCTGCACAGATGGGTCAACTATACCAGCGACCTCATCCTCGGTTTTGGTCTCAACATCATCGACATCGAGCACACCGGACTGATATGCACCATCGACATATGTGTAGTTCTTAATCCTATCTTCTGGACACATGTAACGCAAATCATCGCCGCCCGACACATACACCATGACCGATATAGCAGTAGAGGCGACATTAGGTGTACTCAACTCATTGAGCACTTCCACTGTCAGTACGCCGTTAGTCTCATCACTATACCCCGCATATCTCAGAGTGTCACTGTGGCCTACTGACGAAATGTCACTAAGAAGGGCATATGAAGATGGTTGTGCCCAGTTTGCCGTGATTTCGAATTCTCTTTCCTTGGACAAATCTATAATTCGCGTATATACTGTATTCCAGTCGGTACCACCTAATGTGTTATTATACCGCGGATCCAGCGTTACACGCAAGCGTCCTTTATGGAAATCTGATGCCACCACTACAAATCTAAATTTGATGGAACCAGACCAATATCGAAACAAAGAGGACAAATGGCTCATGGGCGTTGTGCCCACAATCGTTGATCCAAAGGGAACAGTTGTACCATCATTGCCTAATGTTGGCGTCACCAATGCATTAAAAAGCATCGTGTCAACAGTATCAGACGTATTCCAAATAAACTGGGCCAAATAAGACTCCTTACGCAGGATAAAAGCCAACGACATTTCATCCTCTGGCCCTAAACCCATAGTGCGCGGATCCACAGTCAATTCCTGTTCCGCATCCAAGGCGAGTTTCTCCACGTTCTCGTCCAGATTAGTGCAAGCCATCGAACTGACAGATCGATTAGTTATACCCAAATTTACTCCATTTCTATTGGGCCTTGAAAAACCAAATGCTCGCGCAAATTTACCAACACTCGAAGCTATCTCACTCGTCGCCTTAGCATAGGGTCCAATGACGGGAATATCCGTCAGAACCTGAGCATAAGTGGCGGCACTGGAGGCAGCCTTGGAGATGGGACCAGGTTCTAAACTACCAGACTGATACGAATCGGTTGTGGGCACATGCAATTGAACATTCTCCATCCAGGCAAACACTGTTACCGTAATGGGATCTGTTCCGCCATTTGCATGTTGCAAGTTCTGATAACTCCGGAACTTAACCGTGCCCATACCAACATAGTCAGAAGCCGGCAAGCTCATAATTCTGGTTATAGAGATAATCACAATTCAATACACCGCCCTGTGAAGAGCATGAATCAATCTCAATATGAGGCAACTGCGACAGAGCCATAAGTTGAATATCAGTATTACTGGTGAACTCAGAGTTGGCATAAACTGCATCAGCCTGAAATAAAGGTCGGTATGACGCAACAGCACGCCCAAAATAAAAAGAGTTGCCATTGATGACAAATTTGACACGCATATCACCGCGCAACAAATTGTAGTTATTCAGCCTACCCACTACATTTGGATTCTCTAAGAAAAGAGTCCAAGGATTGACTGCAAAACTTCCGATGCCACCAACCGCCCAACTATAGGTTTTAATACGAATAGGGCGGCCAAGAAAAGCTGCGAGGGACGAATCCTCCGTCTCAGCGTGCGAAAATGTTTCATCCCGCAGCGAAAACGACTTGCTCGTGGGAACTTGCACGTCGTCTTTAAAATGTGTAATTTGATGAGCAGATACACTACTGCTATTACTATTAATATTATCAGTGAGTCAGTTGATTAAAGATTTGTTAATTTAACTCAAACAAAACAAAACTATATGTGTTTTTGATCTGCAAATCCCCCCTAAAAAGGGGAAGGGCACGAGGGCCCCTACATACTAAACACAGCCTATATTCCTAACCTACACATACAAAGATATGAAAATACGGATCACGCGCCTAGGACACTATTCAACTTATTGTGCAGCGTGACACCGCACAGTATATTTAAGGACTAATATATACAACCAAAAAGAAAGAAAAGAAATAAAACGAAATAAAACGTTTCCTAAAATTCTAACAATATTTCTGCTTATATAACGCCAATTTGGCATCATAATCCACCACATCAAACACCTGATTGCTCAAGTCATGATCCTCAACGATACGCAAAAGTTGAGGATAATATTTCTCATAGACCTCACGCCCATGCAGAAAGAATTCTGTGCTGGCAGCAGAAATTGCAGCACCCGCATGTTCGCGAGCACTGCAACTACCTTGGTTCACTACTCTATTGTGCAGACTCTTGAAAATTGAACCCTCTTCAAGAGGCGCAAGATAAGCTTGCACCGCACTTTCGTACCTACAGCCCCTCTTAAGGAAGGACAAGGAACCTACGTCAACATATGGAACTGATTCAGCCTCTTTGTCGGCCATGGTATAAACCACGCCTGAGACCTCTAACATCTCCGCTATTGACGTGTGGTTAAACCACGGGACCGAATCCGACACGCCCATTATGTTATCATCACCATAACACAAGAGGGACACATTGTCTTGGAAAGGTCCGGGTTCAACACCCTCACAGTCGC